ACAGGTATTTCGACCTCCTTGTGCTAGTACTTTTTATTTGGGCTAGATTAACCAAACAACCAACCGAACAATGAACACAGAATCAGACACACCGAGGACGGATGCGCAGTCTTTTAGATATTACAATGATGCTACTGGCAACAGGGACGAATACGTCAAAGCGAGGTTTGCCAGACAACTAGAGCGAGAGCTAAACGAGGCGAATAGACTTCACCAAAACAAAATGAAAACATACCGAAAAATCACGATCCTATTCGCAGACGAAGAACCAGCAGCGGCATACAGTGACGAATCCATAGCGCAAGTAATGCTGGAGCGTTGCGAGGAATGGCAGCAAAAAGAGCTAGAGATCGGCAACGACTACGTTGTGGAAGCAATCAACGCTTACGAGTATCGTGACAAAAAACTAGCTCATAATGCTGCTCACCCGCTCGATCCAAGCTATGTGAACGCGCAATACTACGGACTGAAAACAGTTCTTTTATACGAGTGATTCACAGAGACAAGAAACCCGTAGAGATTAAATTTCCCTACGGGTTCTTGGAACACAGAACGCTGAAAACACACAGCGAGAAAATAAAAGCAGAATAGTGACGAATGTCAATCTTCTTTTTTCAATAGAGTCAAAAGCTCGTCCAGCGTAGCGACACTGCCGACGATCTTCATAACCTCGTTCGGCTCTACGCACTGGCGCAGGTCACCGAAAAAACGCTCACGCTCATCTCGGATGAACTGGATGATAGCTTTGAACTCATCACGGTCGGATAGAGCTTCAACAGCTTGGACAATAGTTGGCTTTGGTAGTGGTGTCATAAGTTGATTTGTTTTTATTTTAGCAACAATGGTCAGTAGATTGACTTAAGGAAAAATAATTGATTGCTTGAATGACAACATCATGGACTGATTCTCCATTGAATACGTTGTCTCCATCAACTTCTCCTAATGGCACTTGAGATGAATTGCCGACATGTAAGACCCATTTTGATTTTGGATCATGTGACCAACGATAAAGCATTATCTCTTCATCGAATCCAACTAATTCCATTAGATCGTTTATCCATTCGTCAGTCGTTTTTGCTGTCATATTTTGCTTTAATTTGTTTGTTAGTCTTTGGGCAGAATAACAACCATTGCGGATTAAGCAATTACAAACTGAAGAATCTTTGTTATGCTATTTCATTGGCTTACGTTTGGCAGCTTTCTTAGGCATCTTGCCCATCTTGATTTCAATTTCAACGTAACCTTTGCCTTTTCCTTTACGTTCCATCTTTTCGTGGTTACAACCACCTGATTTAGTTTTCTTCATAAGATTATTTCATTGATTTACTGCCTTTGCAACGCCATTTTTTACGGGATAGGTTATTCGGCGAGTTGGGGTCACTGCGCCAGTTGCCTTTGATAGCGTTGCTTCTAGCACAATAGCTGTCAGCTTTTGCCGTGCCTGGGCGAATACGATCACCACCGTCAGCAGCTTTGCCAGCTTGACCATACTTGATTGTTTTCTTCCGCCCAGTCGCGGGATTGGTTACTACTTTCGTGAAACGCTTTTCCATCACTTCATCTTTCGTTTGATTTTCCGCTCTTGCTTCAGCATCTCTTTTGTTGGCTTTTTGCCAGAGCCTTTAGCATCGCGGATATTATCCCACATTCCTCGCTGAGAGTGAGAACCGTCTGCGCGTTTGATTAGTTTCTTCATCATTACTACTTAACAAGCTTGCGAACAGAAGATGCTTGAGTTCCGCGAGCTTTTAACAAGTTAGATCGTGAAGGAGATGAAGATTGCTGAATTTTTGGTTCTGGAGATTTTCGTGCTTTTGCTCCACGCGCAGATGCGGAAGGGTCTGCAAGTAATCTTACTGCAGGGTATCCTAAATCAGTAACATATCCTTCATAGAGAGCTTTTCCAGCAGGATTCAACTTAGGATTATTTGTAGCTGCTTTCGCTTGGATATCTGCTTTCTTTTTTAAAGCTTTCTTCTGCTCCATCATTTTCATTCCAGTTATATAAGCTGGATTTTTCGTGATATCGTATTCTTTTCTTTTTGCTGGCATATTTTTATTGAGTTGATTGTTTATTGTTGTTAAAAATTATTGTTCCATTCCTTGTGTTGTTACGCCACCCATTTCAGCGGGTGCTGTTCCAATACGTCCAATCTCAGCGTTCTGAGCCTGTTGTAGCTGGAATTCGTACTGACTGGCATATTTCTGCAAGCGAGCAGCAAAAGCCTCGTCCTGCTGCGCTCTAGCTGCAACATCGGGCTGCTGAACGTATGCCTGAACCATCTGCATGGCAATCTGCGCTCCGTTTGGTTGCGCAGGAACTTCGATACCAGAGAAGATCTTGGAAAGGTCATCTGTAACGTTCTTGGCAATCTTCTGTTGCGCTTCTTCCACTGGTTGCAGAACGTAGTCAGCAAAGATTGGATTGATAGAAGATGCAGCGAACTCCAGTAGTTTGTTTACATCGAGGATGCCATTGCGATCCAGTTGGACAAGGGACACCATATTCTTCAACTGAGTCTCTGCTGTTTCTGGATCACTTGCCAATGAGTCAAACGATACCATGATCGAGTAGTTCTCATCGGGGCTACCCTTGGTCATCACTTGTGGATTAGGATTGCCTGTAACTTGGAAGAAGATTTCATCAGGCCCCATGCGCTGATACAGCTTCCATGCCATTGTCAGAACGTCTTTAACGTGGTCAAGGAACTTACCAATAAAGAATTGCTGGAGAGCAGCAGAAAGAGGATTTGTAAGATCTAACCCAACAGCACGATCCGCTTGTCCACGCATTGACATTTCACTCTCTACAGAGCCGTCATCTCGTGGAGGAATTGGACCGAATGCGATTTCACCTAGTCGGCGATATGGCACTCTGCGTCCAGGACCCCAATCCGATGGTGGGCGACCAGCAGGGTGCATAATCGGAGGCAATGTCGCCAAAGACGCGCGGTCAATACGACTGTCACGCTCGGTCTTGATTTGCATCTGTGGACCACGGAGAATGTCAGAGAATGTCTGAACTTCATACATCCGCTTTTGGTTGTTAGCGAGACAAGTCACCACGAATGGATAGTCATCGTAACCGTTAAGCAGTTCATGCTTGGCATAGCCATCTGTTTGTGGGTGGAACACAGTGCAGTAAATGCCCTCAGAACCATCATCCTCGTCGATTAGACGCTGATACGCATAGACCACCATAACAAGATCGTTGTCATCGGTGATTGGCAAGCGAGTCTGAGTCTTTACTTTCTCGCCATCGAGATACATGGAGTCTTTACCACGAAGGGTTTCGATAGCGTTATCTACCCATTTACGATCCCATCCTTCGTTCGTCACCTTCTTCTCAAGCTCTTGAGCCGTGAGGAATGTTCGCCAGAACATGTATGGTGCGCGTTGTGGATCTGAGATGTAAGATGGATACACTACCTCGCCATCGGGGGCGCAGGCATAAACTACAGGACAGTCAACAGTTTGGCGTGATAGAGGAATTTCAGCAACACCCATCTTGCGTAGGTCTTTGATTGCTTTCTTCGCTCGCTTAGTAGAAAGGTCAGGGAATGAGTCTTGAATCAACTCAAGCAACATCTCGTCATCTTGCTCACTAAGAATTAACTCCACAAGATCAGGCGATGCTTGTTGGATTTGCTCTAGACTAACGCTCTGAAGATATGTGCGCTTCTCACGATTCCAGCCAACGTAGGTAACCATGATGCCCTTCTCCATGAGATAGTTCCCGCCAAGCTCCATTTGACGCTTGAAGTCTGGAATGTAGGATGCTCGCATCCATTTTAGGAAGCCAGAAACCACCGCTGCTTTTGGCATTGCTGCCATAGACGTTGGGAATGCTTTGATATGGGAGCGAGATAACGCTTGGTCAAACAACGCAACATACATGTCGATGCGCTCGCCAACTACGTTTACCTCTTGATCAGATGCGCCTTGCCACGGGAAAGCATTAGCTCCGTTCTTGCGTAGGTCATCCGACTTGCCATCCCAGATGTTTCTACGGTCGTTATAAGAACGCAGACAAGATTCAAAATAGTAATCCAGATCAATCAGACAGGTGTCATAAGCATTGGATAACGCACCAATATCAGGCTTCTTGTCTAAATAAACAAGGGACTCATCTTCAATTTGTTGAATGTCATTCATGCTGTATATTGGTAGTAATCCTCGGGTTCGGAATTGACGAGAATAACATTAACTTGCTTTCCTAGCAAGCCTTTTGATATTTGAGCGGGACATTTTACGTTGACGCTGAATCCGTCGATCCGCGCTTTTAGCCATGTCGGGTTATTGCAGATACCTACAATCAACGCTTTCAATGGCGATTCTTGTATGTCTTGCACAATTTCTTCAACGACCTTTGCTGGTCGACCTCGTTTCTTTGCTTCTTTTTTTGTATTCATATTAGTAACCTCCACCTCCTTGGATTGTGGCTAAACTGACGGAACTGTCAACATGATCTATTCCTGAGATTGCAGCATAGCGCAAAACATCTATGGGATCTTTCCAAGCTTCCTTTAATCCGCCATCTCCCGTGTATTCTGACAATGCTTGAATAATGTTCTCGCAATC